CAAGCAGTTCACGACCGGCTCGCGGACCAACGGCACGGTCAACACGACGGTCGCGACGCAAGGCGCGACGCAGATCGCCGTGACGGGTTGCGGCAACACCAAGACCATCAAGATTGGCGATGTGTTCACGGTGGACGGCGTGTATGCGGTCAACCCGCAGACTCGCGAATCAACCGGCTCGCTCCAGCAGTTTGTCGTGACCGCAGACGTCACGACGGCCGCCGGCGGCGCGGCGACGGTTGATGTCAGCCCGGCCATCTACACGTCTAGCCAGGCGCTTGCGACCGTGGACTCGTTCCCGCAAGCGACCGCGGCTGTGACTTGGGTTGGTGGCGCCAGCACCTCGTACCCGCAAAACCTCGTGTACCACAAAGACGCGATCACGTTCGCCACGGCTGACCTGCTCCTGCCGCAAGGCGTTGACATGGCGGCCCGCGCGGTCCATAACGGTATCAGCCTGCGGGTTGTGCGCCAATACGACATCAACAACGACCGGCTTCCGTGCCGGATTGATGTTCTGTACGGCTTCAGCACGATCCGTCCGCAGATGGCCGTCCGTCTCTGGGGCTAACCCGTAACTTTTTGAAAGGATATAGTCATGGCACTTCCGAACGGCGCAGGCGGTTATCAAGTTGGTGATGGCAATCTTAACGAGCCTATTATCAGCTACGTGGCTGCCCCTCTTACTGAAACGGGCACTTCTGCCGTAACGCTGACTGCTGCTGAAGTAACGGGCGGCATTCTGATCGCCAACCCCGGCACGACCGGCACGACCTACACGATGCCTATCGTGGTCACGTCGGGCGCAACCACTGGGGTTAACGATCTGGTTTCCAGCGCCAAGGTTGGCAGTACCTTCAATTGGGTCATCATCAACATTGGCACCACCACCGGCGATATTACGCTGGCGGCCGGCACCAATACGGGTTGGACGATTGTGGGCTCTCTGGTCATTGACAACGAAACTTCGGCCTCGTTTGTTGCTCGTAAAACCAGCGACACGACTTGGACTCTGTATCGTACTGCCTAAACCTAACCGGGGGCTTCGGCCCCCGTTTTTTGAAAGGGCGATTCATGCCTAATACCAAACCTGTTGGGGTCGCGTATTCTGACCCCGAACTGGTGGCAGGGACGACGATCACGGGCGCAACGGTAACTAGCCCGACGATTGCAAGCCCGACCATCACGGGCGGCACGATTACGGGTTCAACCCTTAGTGCCACGACCAAAGTGCTGTCGAATGTGCGTAGCGGTTTTTCTGCTATGCAGCAGGGTGCTACGATTGCAACGACGGGCGATAGCGACGTCTATGTCATCGTGGCGGCAGACGGTGTTTTGTCCGAAGCCAGCTTTTCTGGTGTTGATGCGCTAACCGCCAACAATACAAACTATATTACCTTTTCCATCACTAATCTGGGTCAGGCGGGCGCAGGCAGCGCGGCGATGCTTGCCGCAACCGACGCCAACACGACCAAGGCTACAGGTGGAACGGGGCTGTCGGCAAACTCAAGACGTTCGTTGACGTTGAACGGCACAGCGGCGAACTTGATCGTGGTGGCGGGCGACCGTCTGCGGCTGCGGGCTGCTGCTACGGGCACGTTGGCTAACACGGTTACCTTCCCGGTGTACAACCTGACCTTCACGGTCACTTAACCAAAAAGGGGCTTCGGCCCCTCTTTTTTATGGCCGTAATCTACCTTCGACATCCGATCCACGGCAGTAAGGTCGCGTGCAGCGATTGGGAAGCCGCCTATGACGAACAGCACGGCTGGGAGCAGTACGATCCTACGGCGTCGGATGACGACGATTCGTCGGAAACTTCTCCCGAGGCGCCCGCGCCAGCTGTAGAATTCGCGGTGCGGCCGAAGCGCAAGTATACTCGGCGCAACGCACTGCAACCTTCTACCTCTAGCGAGGTCTGACATGGCGACGTACACCGCGGGCGACCAGATTAACCGCGCGTTGCGTCTCCTCGGCGTGCTGGCCGAGGGAGAAACGCCCTCTGCGGCAACGTCGCAGGATGCGCTGATGGCGCTCAATCAGATGATTGAGTCCTGGAACACCGAGCGACTGTCGGTGTTTTCGACGCAGGATCAGACCTATTTGTGGCCGCCGGGCGTCGGAAATCAGACGCAAACGCTTGGCCCGACGGGTTCGTTTGTCGGCAACCGTCCAATTCTGATCGATGACGCGACGTATTTCCGCGACCCGCAGACGAACGTTAGCTACGGCATCAAGCTGATTAACCAGCAGCAATACAACGGCATTGCGGTTAAGACTGTCACTTCGACATATCCCCAAGTCATGTGGACAAACATGACCTATCCGGATGTCTCGATGACGGTCTACCCGGTGCCGATTCGGTTGCTGGAATGGCACATCATCAGCGTTGAAGAATTGACGCAGCCCGCTAACTTGGCAACGGTTCTGGCCTTCCCGCCGGGGTACCTGCGCGCGTTCGTGTACAACCTTGCGATGGAGTTCGCGCCCGAGTTTGGCGTCGAGCCGTCGCCGCAAGTTCAGCGCATTGCGATGACGAGCAAGCGCAATCTGAAGCGCATCAACAACCCGGACGACCTGATGTCGATCCCGTACGCGATTGTTGCGACGCGGCAGCGCTACAATGTGTACGCAGGCAATTACTAGTTATGTTGAAAATACCTACCGCGAGGGGAGCCTGGGCCGCGTTTTGGTTGGCCCGCTTGCTCTTGCGTGTAGATGTCAAACGCGTGCTGCACGTTTTCGCGGTGCGTCAACAATTCCAAGTTGTTCAGCCGATTGTTAGCGCGGTCAAGGTCTTTGTGGTTGACTTCAAGGCGGCCAAGAATTGGGCCGTTAAAAGCCTCCCACACAAGCCTGTGCACTCTCTTTCTGTGATAAACGCCGTTTTCAACCAAGTCAACATGCAAATACTTATGTTGATCAAATCTTGGTTTAACAGGTCGATGCCTCGCGTCGCCAGCCCACGTCTTGCCCAACTTGATGCTGTGCGCGGTAGGAATGCTGACGTTCAAAAACTCAGCCACTTGTTTCAGCGTAGCCCCTTGCTCAAACATGCGTTTGGCCTCCGGCACTTTGGCCGCGTCCACAGATTTGCTGCGCGCTATGCGCCGCACGTTGCCGTGGTCGCTGACTTCATACAAGTTCTCAAACCCCAGCACTGGCTTCCACGTTTCCATGCGTTGACTCCTTTTAAGGTAAATGGAGTATAGCATGGAATTCACATTTCGCTCTCGCAAAGTAGAAGTGTGCATTCGCTTGGGGCGCGTGTACAACCTGTTGCACGAAAAGTTTCTCGGCTCTGCAATCAACGTGCGTGTTGGTAAGACGATCTGGTCCACCCGTAAAGGCTTGCGTAGATTGGAGGGCGCATGAAGACGCCGATCCTCGGTTCAACCTACGTCGCGCGCAGCGTCAACGCTGCGGACGCGCGCATGGTCAACTTGTTCCCCGAGATCGTACCGGAGGCCGGCAAAGAACCTGCGTTTCTCAACCGCGCGCCGGGGCTGCGCAAGCTCGCCACGGTTGGCACCGGGCCGATTCGTGGGCTGTGGTCGTTCTCAAACGATGCAAGCCGCGCGTTTGTCGTCTCAGGATCTGAACTGTATCGGATCGACACCAACTACAACCCTACGCTTATCGGTACGGTCGCCAACGCCGGGCCGGTGAGTATGGCGGACAATGGCACGCAGCTATTCGTTGCCTGCAACGGTCCGAGTTTTATATACAACAATACGACCAACGCCTATGCGGCGGTTACCGACCCTGACTTTCCCGGCGCGGGGACTGTTGGCTATCTTGACGGCTATTTTGTTTTTAATGAGCCGGGTAGCCAAAAAATATGGGTTACTGCGCTCTTGAACGGCACAAGCATTGACCCGCTTGACTTTGCCAGCGCAGAAGGTGCGCCCGATGGCGTGGTCAGTATCCTTGTTAACTTCCGTGAAGTTTGGGTGTTTGGAACCAACTCCGTTGAGGTCTGGTATAACACCGGCGCGGCAGATTTTCCGTTGCAACGCATTCAAGGGGCGTTTAATGAGCTTGGCTGCGCCGCCGCGTACTCAGTCGCCAAGATGGACAACGGCGTCTTCTGGCTCGGCTCCGACGCTCGTGGGCATGGTATTGTCTATCGTGCTAACGGCTACACCGGTCAGCGAATCAGCACGCACGCGGTCGAATGGCAGATTCAACAATATGGCAACATTTCGGACGCCATCGCGTACACCTACCAGCAGGACGGGCACAGTTTCTACGTTCTGACGTTTCCTTCGGCTAACGCCACGTGGGTTTACGACGTTGCGACGCAGGCATGGCACGAACGCGCGGGATGGGACAACGGTGCGTTTACGCGGCATCGTAGCAACTGCCAGATGTTCTTCAACCAGGAAGTCATTGTCGGCGACTACGAAAACGGCAACATCTACGCGTTCGATCTGGAGAATTACTCCGACAACGGCGGCATTCAACGGTGGTTGCGCTCATGGCGCGCGCTGCCGACCGGTCAAAACGATCTGCGACGGACAACGCAACATAGCCTCCAGATCGACTTGGAGAGCGGCACCGGCCTAGTGACCGGTCAAGGCAGCAACCCGCAAGTCATGCTGCGCTGGTCGGACGACGGTGGTCACACGTGGTCGAATGAGCACTGGTCGCCGATGGGCAAGATCGGCGAATATTATCGCCGCGTGTTCTTCCGCCGCTTGGGTATGACGACCAAGATCCGCGATCGCGTTTATGAGTTGTCTGGCACGGATCCGGTCAAGATCGCCATCATGGGCGCAGAACTGCGCGTGAGCGGCACCAACGCCTAAATGGCTACCACTCCGAGCGCCAATCCGACGCCGATCACCCCGCCGCGCGTCCCGCTGATTGACGAGCGGACGGGGTTGATCGACCGGGCGTGGTATCAGTTCTTCCTGTCGATTTTTCGCAACTCGACCACCATCATTGAAGAAGTAGGGCTTGCGCCGAATACCGAGTCGTTGCTGGCGTCCTATGACGCCGCGCTGCAAGCCGTCGCGCAGGCGGCTGAAACGCAAGCCTCGGCGCAAGTCGGCGAGCTACAGCAACAACTAGACACACTTCGACAAGAAGTAGAAACGTTGCCGCAGCCGGCGCTTGGGTCAATGGCTGCGCTGCAACAAGACAACTTGCCGTGGGTGACGTTCGACACCACGCCGCAGTCACTGCCGACGACGGTCGGCACGGTTGGCTGGGATGGCGGTACGACACTGGTCGTCCAAGCGACCGCAAACGTTGTTATCCCGATTGGCGAGGCCGAATATACCTATGTCAAAGCCAGTAGCGCAGTCACAAAAGGCCAACTTTGCTACCACACTGGCTCAGTAGGCGCTTCTGGCGTAATTACCGTTGCGCCGACACCGATTGGATTAGCGGACCCTAACCAGATCGTCGGCGTCGCGGCCGAGTCGATCGGGCTAAACGACTTCGGGCTGATACAAGTCAGTGGCGCGCTGCGCGGGTTTAACACGACCGGCAGCAGCGTCGGCGAAGTATGGGCCGATGGGGATCCGCTCTACTACAATCCGGCGTTTGTCGGCAGTCTGACAAAAACCAAGCCGTCTGCGCCGAACCAAAAGACGTATATCGGCGAAGTCATCAACGCCGGGTCGGGCGGCTCAGGCTCGATCAGTATTCGCATCGTGCCTGGGTCAGTGCTCGGCGGCACGGACTCCAACGTTCAGTTTTCTGGCGTCGCCGACAAGGATCTTATCCAATACGACAGCGCGTTGCAGTATTGGAAAAATGTCACACCGGCGTCAGTCATTGCCGGCGCCGGCGGGCCGCCCGTCACCAAGACCGCTAACTTTTCTGTTGCAGCGGGCGAGACGTGGCTAATCAACAACAAGTCCGGCTCGTCCTGTACTGTCACTCTTCCGACAGCTTCCACGAACTCGGGGCGTGTGCTGTACTTTTTGAACTATCAAGCGCAAACACTCGTGTCGGCGTCGAGCAACGTTGTGCCGCTCGCCGGCGGCGCTGCGGGAACGGCTATACTGGAGGCCGTTGCGGGCGCTAACGCCACGCTTGTGTCAGACGGCACAAACTGGATAATGATGCAATACGACTCGAACAATGCGCTGCAACTGGAGTAACACATGACGGTTTCAATCAAGGTTTTGGTCCCGGCCAAGACCGTAGAAGACACACAGACGACCCAGTACACGGCGACGGGCGTCTCTGCCATTATTGACAAGTTCACGGCGACGAACTAC